CGTTCAGGAAGCTGTTGCTCACCGACGTTGTCGGCGAGCCGCTGGTCATCGTGTACTCAACTGAATACTTGACGCCATGCGAGCTGTAGCCCTGAATTTTCTTCATAGACGTAGAGGCAAATGCCACCTGGCCATACTCGGCCTGGTTGCATCTGTCGAGGACTTTTTGGAAAAGCTCTTAACTTTGCTTCCCCTGGTGCGCGTCGTATCGACTCTCATCCATCTCCAGTATTGTAACATCCTCATCACCAAATTGGGCCCTCCATTGACCAATTTGCTCCGCATTCATTCCTGCGGTGTACGTGATTTTGTTGTCACTGTTCCATAGCTTCTTGAGCTGATCTGAAACCTGGTAGACGAACGGCGCAAACGCAACGTTCAACCTGTCTTCGTTTGCTTGGATAGCACGTGGATCGAAATCCTCCGGCTCCAAGCCCCCTTTCATGGTCAGTTCGCGCTTGCCGAACAATGACCTCTTGAAATCTCCCTTGTGTAGAGGCTCTGTCTTTAGAGACTCCCAGGCAGCCAATTGTGTCTTCCTTCTCCCTTTAGGGAAACGATCGTTCCACTTGTGAAAGTCACGCTCCCGATCATCATGAGGGATTTCCTGAAACCTCACAATTTCACGAATAGCCCACATCTTGACGTATTCCCAGAGCTCAGCGTTAGGCTCAGGGACTTCCATCAGTGCCCGGTTGGCCAAAGCAACCACCTCGTTATTGATGGATGAATATGGCACTACGGGAATGTAGTTGGAAAAAGTAGTAGCTATCGCATAGAATTGAGGCTTCGGCTCAATCTCTTCACGATCAACTCTAGACATTTTAGCTCCTTGTCTGGTGTTCTTCAACTCTTTACCACTCTCCACTCCTGGGAGACCGTTAGGCCACGCCACAGCAGCGTCGAATGTCGGTCCTGGTTGAGAGGACCTGTCACGTTCGTATGAATCCACAGTCACTGACCCAACTTGTAGGTCTACCTCTCCACCGTTGAATTCGGAGAGGTGCATGTTGGAACCGCAAAACGGCACACAATCCAACACGCTGGTGAATGGACGCAGGGACATAACTCTATCCAACTGTTCATAGAGAACAAGTCGGCTTGGTCTACAGAGCCTGTTAAACACAGTGATCTCGTCTTCCAAACAGAGCACGAAAGCCATCGCTGATCCGTAGATACAGCAATCCAGACGCATACTATTTGGTATGGAAATCTTCTCTGATCTAACCAAGGTTTGCATTGCATTTAAACACTTTTTCAGACCAGCCTTATCGCGAGAAATGCCCACCATTTTGAGGGCCACTTGCTCAACCAACCCTTTAGGCAGTAGAACAAATTTCTCCGACTCATTGCTAAGCCACATGTA